TTAATTACTATTGTAATACCGCCCATTTTATCAATGAAGAAAAAATTAGGACTAATATAATCGGTAAGTTCTAGTTTATTTCTAGAAAAAACCTCTCCTACTTTAGATGCCACTAAAAAAGTTTTGCCAATTTGTTGTTGCCACATGGGGTTCAAATCTTCCCCTCCCTTAATTCAGGAACACCGTTCCATTGAATATTAGGGGGAGTTCCTTCTCGCACAGTCCATTTGTTTCCTACCAAATTACCGTTGGTTCGTGAACCAATCAATTCAGCAGTAAAATGCAACTCGTTCTTTACCTTCTTCTTTGAGCAGTAAATCTCTTGTTCGAGTTTTCCGCCCCAATCTTTCCAAGCAGGTTGAACACCAACAGGGGTATTATCAACATACTTTTCTGTTTCGTGAGTAATGTAAATTACATCACAATTCAATTGGTAAATTGCTTCCAATAGGAAATAGAAAGTCTTGTTTCTATTACCATACTGAAACGGCATAATCTTTGTCACAACTCTTGGGTTAGGATTAACCTTTAGAATACAACTATCAAGCCAAGTATCAACACCATCCATAACGAATACAATGTCTTCACCTGCTTCCATTTGTTCTTTAGCAAAGTTAATGAAGTCAAGAGAGTTTTGTTCGCTCTTGTCAATATCCATAATGTTATCCTTTCGCATTACAATAGGACAATATACATTGATTCGTTCTGTTGCATCATGGTGTTCAAACCAAGTTGATTCAACACCTCTATCCCAATCAAGAACATAAATATTCTTATCGGGGAAGTCTAATGCAATTCCAGTCTTTCCGGTCTTGGGTTCTCCCCAAATACCTAATACCATTCGTGCTTTTCGTTGCGCTCTTTTTTGAGCCATCAATTCTTTAAAATTCGTTTTTTCTTTCTTAGTCCCTAGCAAGCCAATCACCTATATCATTTTCATTTATATCTACATTTTTACCATTCGCTTGACACCATGCTTTAATGATGCCGAGTAATTCTTTCTTTGATGAACAGACAAACCTCGTTTCTTTTGTTCCAATGTGGAACTTAACAAAATAAGTTTCTGCTATCTTATCGTTCTCATTCCAAGTGAGAAAATCAACCTTTTGCAAATCTGCAATATAACTTTCTCCTTTTAGAATGAACTTATTTTCAATTATATCATTCATTTTTTTTCCTCCTTTTAGGATGGGCTTCGCACCCATTCGACCTACATTCATTGGAATTAGATTACACACGCACAAAGTATTTTACTTTCAGAACCAATCAAATGATTCTTCAACAGGGGCATCCACTTCAACGGGAGAACCACGCTTTTCAGTCACAAGAACCGAAGAAACATTGATAGTCACTGGGTCAGCAACGCCATCAACCAATCGTTGAGAAGTTCGACCAATTACAACAATAGTTGAACCAATACCGAAGTCAATATTTAGATGTTCGGGAATCCAACAAGTAGTCATATTTGACTCATTATCATAATCAAATTCAGCATTCAAATCAGTAATGTTTAGAATACGGTTGCCGTTTGAAGTAGGCATCATATTCATATTACAAACAGTACCACTTGTAATTACAAACCTATCCTTTGCAGGTAGAGTTTGTCGAGTAATATGCGCTCGGTCAATTTCAACCAATTCAACCATATGACTTTCAAAGTTTTCATTAAGAATACTAACCCAATCAACATCACCCATATCTCGATAGTCTGAGTTTTCTGGGTCTAAATCAGCATTACGGATAAGGCTGTTCTTTGTTGTCATAGTCATTCCATAAAGACTATTTCCGTCTTCTGAAGGAATACCAACAAAGTGAACAAAGTCATAGCAATCGGGAATAAATTCTACTCCACCTTGATTCTTGTAAGAAAATTGATAAGGCTTCATATCAGCACCATCAACACTTCCATAGAAAACACCACTTCGTCGCATTTGTTCCAAAGGCAAAGGCTTACCATAATTACGGTTTTCTCCACCATTCATGTATGCTTTAGTATTATCCAAAGGAATAACCATTACACCATCTGGCATTTCTTCCGCACCTGTTGTCAAATCGGAAACCATTCGTTCTTGATATTCACCATTATGATAACGGCTAATCATCCACTTACCCAAAGCATTTTGAGTAGCAATTGCTACATGGCCCTCATTCAAAGCATTATCCGAATCACGGTTGTATTCTTCTTTTGCTCGATTACGATTCCAACTCATCATATCTCTTGGTGCTTCTAAAGCAATAAAGAAACCAAAGCACTTCTTAACTAAAGAATTGCTTCCACTGCTTGCTGTTTCGCCTTGCTTTTCTCTACGCTTTGCTTGTGCCGCAAAGTTTCGCCAAAGACCGATTCCTAAATCGTCATTCAGTTCAACATTGTTTTCGGAACAAATCTCCGTATATTTCGCTGTTGCTTCCTCTACCGTCATACTCAGGTATTGTGCGCTCTTTTCCAATTCGTTTTGCATTTTTTCGCTTAACATATTTTCACTTCCTTTTTTATATTAGTTGTCCAACCATCCATGATATTAACACTTTAGGGGTCATGGTAGTCGAACGGTATTCGCTTTCCCCTACTGTTCTTAACAGTTTATACTTGGTTGTGTTATCCAAGCCAGCCGAAGCAATAATAGCATTGTGCAAACCTAAACAGATTTGTTTTACGCTACGACCCTCATAAACAAGTTTATGTAGGTCTGTTAATGCTTTGTTTGGATTTTTATTAAGTATTTCAATTAGTATTTCATTGTATTCTTTGTGAGATGATTCTATTTGTTTCGATAATGAGAAACCGGAAGACTTAGCCGCCTGTATCTCGGTAATCGCCCTGCGTAAGTCACCATCCACCTCGTATATGAAGGTTGCCAATTCATCATCAGCAAAGACATTTACTTGCTCTTTTTGAAGTATTGATTTGATTACTTCTAAAATTACTTCATTGTTCAGTGGCTTAAAATGATAGTTAGCGCACCGACTTTGAAGTGGATGAATAATCTTGCTTCTATCATTACAAGTAATAATGAAACGAACATTATTAGCGTATCTTTCTGCCATTCGTTTCAATGCACTTTGAGCATCAATTGTCATGCCGCCTAATTCATCCAGCAGGATAATTCTAAATGGTGCATCGCCAATTGTGCCACTTTGAGCAATAGTCTTGATTGTAGTTCTAACAACTTCAAGTCTCCTATCATCCGAAGCATTTACTTCAACAAAGTTATCTTTGAAACTATCACCAAGAATACCTTTTGCTAAAGCGATACCTGCGGCTGTTTTACCTGTACCTGCATTGCCAAAAAATAGAACATTTGGCATATTTCCTTCTTCAATCCAAGTAGTGGCATCCATTACAAAGTGTTCTTGTCCTACAATTTCACCAATCTTATTGGGCCGGTATTTTTCTGTCCATAACATTTTCATATTCCTCCTTTAATTTCCATATTGTTTGTCTTGTTTCTTCACAAAAGCCATGTTTTTCTGCAATTGGGCGCATAATCATTCCTAGTTGTGTTGTTGTTGGAACATCCCACCTTGTGTTTCTTTTGTATTTTACCTTACCACTACGCCTTCTTCCCGAAATGGAAGGAGATTCCTTCAACAAGGTTAGTATTTCAGAAGTGGTCATAGGTTTTGCATATTCATTCATTAGTTTTTTAATTCTTTCTTTATTCTTTTTATTCTTCATAGGTAATCCCCCAGTGTTTTTTGCTGAACCTTAACAGGGTCAGTCTTCTTTCTTCGCCTTTTCTCACCAAGACCAAGAATACGGCATTCTCCGTTATTCAGTTTTGTCTTAGCATATTCGACAAATTCTTCGTCTTTTAAATACTGTCGAAGTAGGCGTTCTTCTCCGGTTTTTATTCCTACCCTTTTAATAAGTTTTGGCTTCTGTGAATACTTTCCACGCTTAGGCATTTTAACTTGACCAAATTGTTTTCCAGCATGTGCATATGCCAACATTTCATAAAAGTAATTCTGTGACCATCTTCGCTTAACAACTCCATCAACGAACAATATCTTATTTGGGTGTAGGTTTTCTACCAACCAAGAAAGTATTTGAGTATCTGCTGGTTTGTTGTGTTTCAGTATCTTTGCTATCAAATCTCTATCAGTTTCTCTAAGATACATTGACACTAAACTGTAAGTATCTTGTTCAATTGATAGTGGTTCTAAAGAACGAGGGGCCATTTCCATAATGTTCTCTAACAAGTATTTGTTAGAACCTGCTCTCTTTATTTGGCACATAGCCTTAATGTCTTTAGGTACGCTTTTTTCGTTGATAGAAGTAATAATAACTTGTCCTCTATACTTTCTAAGGACATTTAAAATTTCATCCTTCTTAGGTTTAAGATGAATATCTTCTATGATTATTCCATCATCTTTTGACATTGAACCCAAATCTTTGATTCCCATTTCATTTGCATAGAAAATTGGAGCATTAGGTAATAGTTCCCTTGCCTTAAAGGATTTACCTGTTCCAGTTTTTCCAGTTAAAAGAAACGGCCTTTTTGTTTCCATTGTTGTAAAACCCATTACTCAACACCTTTGAGTTCAAAGAGTCTTTCAAGTCCTTCTAATTGAAGGTGTCTGTCATTAGCAACAATGTCAACTGCTTCTCTAAATACAAGCCATTCTTTCTTTGCATCCGGTAGATTATCTGGAATAAGTTCACAAAGTCTATACAAGTTCTTAATACCACCAATCCTAAGAATTGGTTTAAGGCGACTACTATGTTCTTTATCACGATAAGTTGTTGTTATTTGGTGTTGAAGTAAAGCCCTTTCAACTGCTTTTAGAAATGCTTCTGTTGCTCTAAGATTAACTCTTAGCCTGACTCGATAGCCAATTTGTGACTTATCACTTCTATCTAAATGAATTTCAACTTTTGACAGTCCTAACATTATTCCAATTAACATATCTTTACTAAACATAATTATTCCTCCTTCTTTGCGTATTCATTGTTGTCCGGCCAATATCCATCAACTTGCATATTAGTTTCCAACCAAAAGAAATGCGCCGCTTCAATAGTTTCTTTGCCACGAATTATGGCATTCCTTTCAGCATTAGCAACCATATTTCTTATTGCTGTATCTGCCCATTCTTTCAATAGTCGGATTGCACCATGACTGATTGATAAATCAGTTTCACTGTTAGCAATCTTACGAAGGCTGAAAGTAGTATTCATCTTGTATTTTTCAACAGGTTCCGGTTCGGGTGTAATAAACTCTCCATCCTTAAAATAAGGAACCCTCTTAGCCAGCATTTTAGTTGGTCTTCCTTGAGTAGTGGTAATATCTTTCAAATGTGCATATCCTTGTGAATCAATCTTAACACAAGAATATGTCTTAAAATCAATTACTGTTAATTTTCCTACTTCTATCATATTAATCTCTCCACATCTTCAATCGTGTTTATGTCTGCTACGAACTTATCGTCACGGATTCTATTCATCCGAGGGAATCGCAAACCAATATTACCCTTTGCATCAGTGCTAACTAAATCAGCCTTAACTTCTAAAACAATTCTTGGTAAGAACTCGTATCTTCCGTTCGAGAAGTTCTCAACAATCTTTCTCAATTGTCCTGTCAAGCGAATTAAATCTAAATCTGAAAAGCCAGTACCAATAGAACCAATGTTAGTAAAGCCATTGTCGGACTTTACGCCGATTTCAAATGTACCGAATACATTTGACCTACGACCTTCACCATAAGAAGCCGCAAGAATAACCACATCTAATTCAATTTGTGGGGGTTTGTATTTAGCCCAACCCGTACTTCTTTTACCTGCTTCATAAGGCATAGATGCATCTTTGACAATAATACCTTCAAAGCCATCATTAATTGCTTGATGATAAAAAGCCATTACATCTCCATCTTTATCCATTCGGTGCGCTTGGTCTGGATTTGATTTAAAAATCTCTAATCTGTCAGAATAAGATAAGTCCATAATCGTGCGCTCTCCCCACTTCAAACAGTCGAAGATAACCCACCGTACCGGCACTCTATTCATGGCCTCCGTATGGTCCTTAGAATGCACTCTCGTACCCATTTTCTTATGCTCATCGGGCGTTCCGTCGTCTTTGACTGGATAAATTTCACCGTCTAAAATCACCTGCATAACCTCATATTTACTTACCAGTTCTGCAACATCAGCAAATTGAGGTGTGACTATTTTACCCTTTCGATTAAAAATAATCACATCATTTCCATTCTTATGGATTTGATACCTATTACCATCATACTTGTAATCAACAATTCTATTTGTCGGCCACTTAGCCATAGGTACTTCTTTCGCAAGCATTGGTTTAATGAACTTACCATGTGTTAAATTACAAGGTGGAATTTCTTCTCGCTCATAATAAGAAACAACATCTCTAATTGAATTGAAGTTACAGTGCTTCTTAACTACACCAAGTTTTTTATTGAAATGCTTTGCAATAATCTTCTTTACTACTCCATCTCGCAAACCATTCCTCGTTGTCTTTAACCAATGACGAATAAACCATTTTGCTTCTAAAGCAGATAAGTCTGCTAAGAAAGCATCAATTGTTCTATATGCTTCCGAATCAACCCCACCACAATCTAATGAAATGATTCTGTAAAATGTAGCAAGACTGTGTTCTGTTTGTGTCACCGCCGATGGGTCGAGATAATAAATAGCATCTCCCAAATCATCATGGGCGTTGTATTCTTGTTCAATCTCATCATCAAATCAGTTATACATCTTAGTAAGCCATTTCTTCGCCTTTGCCAAACCAATATTGTTTGATTCGTATTCCTGTGAAAGAATAGCAAAGAAAGTTGCCTTGTCTTCAAAATTCTCCAGTTCCTTCGAAATTACTATTACTTGTCGTGTTGGTGTCAATAATTCTGTCGCTTCCATTAATCTCGCCATTTTTGTCATCGTCATCTATAATCACTTCTCCTTTGTTTATTTTTATAATTAATTCTTTTAGAAGGTTGCTTATCTTTCCTTCGTTCTTTTCTGAATAAGACCACATAGCATTTGCTAAGTATGTCCAATCATTCTTCTTCATCAAGACCACCTATTAATCTAGCAAAATTTACATTCATCATGTGAACAGTATTTGCTTCTTGGGTCTTATTAATTGCCAAGAACTTATCAGTCATGGTTAGTAGTGTTGCTTGAGTGGTAAAGATAGCATACTTGGATAACTCATCATCTGTTTGAATTTCCCAATACATTACATAAGTAGCCTTAGTATATTGATTGGCTTTACTCATTGTTGCGAATTGCTGATTAAAAGCATCCAGCCATCGGCCTTCTAGTTTCTTTCTAATTCCTTTAGCCCATACATTCATAGACTTATCTGTTTGCCAATGTTTTTCATAATTCATTCTTCTTCACCACTTGCTCTTTTTAGTTCTGCCTTAACAGTGGACATTCTGTTTCTCTCTTCTTCCATAAACTTATCAATTAAGTTCTCAAACTTTGAGTAAGCCATTTCAACATGATATGTTTGAACACGGCATCCTTGTCCTGTATTTGGTTCTTGTAGCATTTGTTCTTCAATAAACAATGCAAACCTATCAACTAACGCACTTGCTTTGTATTGGAACCTTGCCACAGAATTACCATTTGAACTTCCATGTTGCCGTCTTGCATTTGCCTTCTTTAAAGACTTTCTCGCTTGTGCTTCCGCAATTCTTTTTTCTTGATAATCACTCATCTAAAACCCTCTTTAATATATTCAATAATATTTTTGCTTCTTCCATATTCAAACGAATACCTTTTCTTGTTGGCTTATTGTTTGAGTGCCAACGAATATCCAAGACTTTGATATTGTAATACTCGCCTGTTTTAACAAGAATCTCATCTGTTGAGTTTCTTGCTATTGTTCCTTTAGTTTCAAAATCATCACTCATTGAACCACCCCTGTTTGAATTTATCCAATTCTTTTCTTGAAGTGAAGTATCTCGGTGTATCTAATTCATCTAGCCGATTAACAATCCAACAGGAACCACCAATGCTTGATACTTGAACTACTTCATACTGACCATCATTAACATTAACTACTTCAATAGTATTCATTTCTGGAACTAATCCATAGGTCTTCGTGATTTCATTTGCTACTTCATGGATATTATCAACAACATATTTAATAATGTGCGCTCGTTGAATGGGTATCTTCGGTGCAACTTTGATTGATAACTTACCTTTCATTCCACAAACCTTACATTTGTTTCCTTCACAAATAGGGCAGGGTATTTCAGCATTATGTGGTGCTGGTAATGTCACTGTCACTGCTCTCTTTTTCATTTTATCGCCTCACTTTTAAATCATAAAGACAATCAACACACATACCATGATTTTTTATGTAGTGGGCATTTGTTTCTTCACCGCACTTTGGACACTTAATCATATTTATTCCTCCAATAACACAGCAACTTCAGTAGTCAAGAATAATGATGCAATTGACATAGCCGCATTAAAACTTCCCTTAGTCACCTTTACGGGGTCAATAACCCCTGCTTCAAACAAATCTTCATACTTTTCAGTAAGAGCATTATAACCATAGTGCGGGTTTCCATTTTGGAATACAGGGAAAGGTTCATCACTATGACCACCATTTCGCAGTAAAACAACTGCAGGTTCAGATAAAGCGTCATAAACAATCTTATGTCCGGTCTTTTCAATTGCTAGGTTCTTTCTAGCATTTAGCAAACCATATCCACCACCAACAATAATACCTTCAGCAAGAGCGGCCTTAGTTGCATTTAGAGCATCATCTAATCGTTCTTTCTTTTCACGCATTTCAAGAGATGAAGATGCACCAATTTGAATTGTAGCAATACCTCCACTCAACCGAGAGATGCGCTTCTTCAAACGCTTCTTATCGAAATCATCATCAATTGTATCAAATACTGACTTAAGAGTATTGATTCGTTCATCGGCAGATTTACCTCCAATAATAGTAGTAGATTCCTTTGTAATGATAATCTTCTCACAACTACCAAGTTCATCAAGAGTCACCAATTCGGGGTCGTCTTTACTTTCATCTGTATGGAGCCTACCACCAACAATAGAAACAATATCACCAAGTTCATCTAATTGAGCATCACCAAAATTAGGTGCGGTGACAACAGCAACTTCAATTGTCTTTTGTAGAATATTCATAATGATATTGTTTAATGCAGTACCATCCATTCCTTTGACGAATAGAACCATTGGTCGCTTTTCTACTGCGGCCATTTCCAACATTGGCAATACTTCTGAAAAGTTCTTCATAGCCAAATTAGAAGTAAAGATTAGAGGATTAGTGAAGGTTGTTTTCCCATCTTCACCATTAGCCATTAGGTGACTTAAGTACCCTTCATCAATCTCCAAACCTTTACGAATAACCATATTCGTTCTATGGCTATTTGACTCTTCAACAGTAATAATTCCATCACGACCAACTCCTTCCAAAGCAGTGCTAATTAGACCACCAAGATAACTATCATTGTTTGCCGCAATAGTAGCAACATTTAGAATATCAGCATCGCCAATATCACAAGCCATCATTTCAAGATGTTCAATAACAATATCTTGTGCTTCCTTCAATTCCTTAGAAAGAGTGTGAAGGTTAGCAACATCAGCGTTATTGATTTGTTCACACAATGCTCTTGCAATAACACAAGCAGTTGTTGTTCCGTCACCGGAATTATCTTGTGCTTTACTTGCCAAGTTTTGAACCATTTGAACACCCATTTGAACATAAGGGTCTTCATGTGAAACATACTTCGTAATAGTCACACCGTCGTTAATAATAACAGGTGGATTACCTTGAAGAATTACTGTCTTTGCTTGTGGCCCAAGTGTAGGCAATACAGTATCAGCAACCAAATTAATTCCTTGTAATAGTTTTTCTTTTACTTCTTTTCCATGTATAATCATATCTTATTCCTCCTTAAAATAGGTAGTTCCATATCAGTATCGCACCCATGATGCTTCCAAATAGTGCTGCTTGTTTCATGCTGTCTAGTGCTTTAATATCCAAAAACATAGCACTCACTTTATTATCCAGCCAAAAACTACTATCATCAATAGTAATGCTTGTCCACTCTAATGCACTATCAATGGTAGGAAGGCAGAAATGATACCAATAACCATCCGTTACAATAAAACGATACTCATTAACATTAGGAACGGAAGCCAAAAAGTCCTCCACTTGTTCAATGCCTTTATGAGTTTGGTTGGGGGCTTCTGCTTCAATTAGCCACTTGATAGGTGCTTTGTGTCCCTTAAAAGAAACAGTGAGTAAATAATCCAAATACTTGTTTTTGTTATCAACTGTTTTAAAATGAGGTTCTCTACTAAATTCAATCTTGCGTTTTTCACTTTTGGCTCTTGTGGAAATAGTTTGAATCATTGGCTCAATCAATAATTCTTGAATCGCAGTTTCTGGTTTTGTTTGAACCAAAAAATGTGCGCTACGCATAAACCCATTATTTAATAATGCAGTTTTTCCTTCTTCTGTTAATTTCTCAAGAAGAGGTGCAAGGCTTTTAGATTCGGAATAGTAATATTTCTTAGCCTGTTTTCTTTTAGCCTTTCTTTCTTCCTTAACTGCTTGTATTTTCTTTTCTTTACATGTTCTAGCGGTATGGCCGGTAGCCCCGCAGAATCCAC